CTCTTTATGAGAACAAAGTGAACCCAATCGCAGCATTCCCTGGACAAGGTATTGTAGCATTTGGACAGAAGACATTGCAAGATAAGGCTTCAGCATTAGATAGAATCAACGTAAGAAGATTACTTATCACTGTTAAGAAGTTCATCGCTTCAACATCTCGTTTCTTAGTATTCGAACAAAATACTTCTACAACTAGAGGAAGATTCTTAAACACTGTAAACCCTTACTTAGAAGCAATTCAACAAAGACAAGGTTTATACGCTTTCAGAGTTGTAATGGATGAGAGTAACAACACACCTGATGTAATTGATAGAAACATATTAGCAGGACAAATTTTCTTACAACCGGCTAAGACCGCTGAATTCATCGTAATTGATTTCAACATCTTACCAACTGGAGCAAGTTTTAACGCTTAATACGAATTTAAGGTAACTTGATATTTATTAATATAAAAATAAAAGGATAATAAAATGGCAGAAATACTAGAGTTTGATAAGATGTTCTATACGAACTTCGAACCTAAGATGAAAAATAGATATGTGATGGAAATGACAGATGTAGGCATTCCAGCATATATGGTTAAGGCGGCAGCTAGACCTTCAATTAACTTTGAACCCGTTGTGTTAGACCACATCAACATTAAAAGAAAGTTGCAAGGTAAGGGTGAGTGGCAAGATATTACCATTACATTATATGACCCGATTGTTCCATCTGGAGCACAAGCTGTAATGGAGTGGATACGTTTAGGACACGAATCTATAACTGGTAGACGTGGATATGCAGATTTCTATAAAAAAGATATTGATTTCTATATGCTAGGTCCTGTTGGTGATAAAATCGAACAATGGAAACTAAAAGGTGCATTTATTGTATCTGCAAACTTTGGTGATGTTGCATTTGATTCAAATGAAGTAGCAACTATTGAATTAACATTGGCTTACGATTACGCTATACTTGAATTCTAAAAATATTCCTTACGGAAGCTACCGAAGGACAACCCTCATCAGAAATGGTGGGGGTTTTTTATTTCCAATTTTTTAAAAACTATGTATTTATATATACAAACTTAAAAAAGATATAAAGTTATGGCAGAAGTTAATATTGCACAACAAAATCCAACCCCTACACAGGTTGAAAAAGGTAAATTTGATTTTCCTACAGAAGTAATCGAATTACCATCAAAAGGATTACTATATCCAGAAGGACATCCTCTTAGAAAAGGTACTTGTGAATTAAAGTATATGACAGCAAGAGAAGAAGATATTCTTGCAAATACAAACCTTATTAAGAAAGGTATTGTATTAGATAAATTGTTTGAATCAGTAGTTGTTGAACCGGGTGTTAATCCAAATGATATTTTTATTGGTGATAAAAACGCTATCCTAATGGCAACTCGTATTTTGGGATATGGGGCTGATTATCAAATAGAAATGACAGATAAATTTTCATCAGAAAAGCAAGCTGTTACTATTGATTTGGGTAAAGTACAAACTAAAGATTTTGATGAATCTATATTGAATCCAAAAAATAGATATAGTTTTAAGTTACCAACAATGGGTACTCAACTTATTTTTAAATTATTAACACATGGTGATGAGCAAGAAATAACTAGAGAAGTACAAGCTTTAGAAAAATTAAATAAGAATTCAGGCGCTTCATTTGATGTAACAACTCGTTTGAAATATATGATTGTTTCAGTTGATGGCAATGAAGATAGAGGTTTTGTAAACAGATGGATAACTAACTCATTCTTAGCAAAAGATACTAAAGCATTTAGAGCTTATGTTAAAGAATTATCACCTGATTTGGATATGAAATTCCAATTTACATCAGATGTTACTGGCGAGACGGAGGCGCTGGATATACCATTTGGGATTAACTTTTTTTACCCTTCCAACTGATTATAAAATAATTCTTCATTCTCAAATTTGGGAAATGGTTCAATTTGGTAATGGATTTACTTGGTCAGAGGTTTATCACATGCCATCATACCTTCGTAAATTTTATTTTAATAAGTTAATAGAACTTAAGAAAAAAGAAGCAGAAGAACATAAAAAGGCTCAGTCAAAAATGAAATCAAATAAAGTGAGGATACGTTAATATCCTCACTTTTTTATTTGCCGATATTTATACAATATAAACATTCTAATTATGGAAAATAATAAAAAACAAGTTAAAGAAGGTATATTCGATGCAGCTGATAAATTTGTAACTAAATTTTTTGATGGTTTGTCAAATGGAGCTGCTAATAGCATTATTAGAAAAGCTGAACAGGCTAAATTACCAAAAGAAGCAATCGATAGGATGAAAAAAATGGAAAAAGATGCAGAAGAATTTAGAAAATTTTTAGATTCTTTATAATCTACATTAGATAATTTTATAAATGGCAAAAGCAAAAAATACACAAAAGGGACAACAGCTAGAATTATTCCCTACACCCGCCGCAGCACCTGCTGCACCTGCTGCTGCTGCGCAAGAACTTAAACTTTCTGAAAGAATTGCACAAAAAAGAGCAGAAATTAATAAATTACTAGAAAAGGGTGAAGAAATTACTGAAGCTGAATTAGAGTTAGTTAGAAAAGAAGAAATTGCTTTAGCAAAATTAGAAAAACAACAAAAGAAAGTATTAGAGGGTAGGCGTACCAATGAACAGAAACAACTAGATATAAATTCAGCAGTAAAGGAAGAATTAGGTTCTCTGGCATCAATCAGTAAAGTATATGGCGGTTTAACAACAGCCCAATCAAATACTTTAACTACACATCAAAAATCATTAACGGCGGTATTAGCACAAGAAAGCGCAACCCAAGAGCAATATGAATTTGCTCAAAATCATGTTGCGGAAATGTCAAAGATGTTTGCATTGCAACAGCAGCTTGCTCAATTGGGTCCTGAACAAGTAGCTGAACGAGAAGCAATAAATGCAAAAATTGACGTTCAGAATGATAAAATGGAGCAATCTATTGCACATGCAAAGGGTATGGGTTATATAACCGAAGACCAAGCTAAGGCGATGAACGATGGACGAGTTGCTGCACTGAAAAACAACTCAATAGCGGAAAAGTATGCAACAATTAGTGCAGAGACAAAAGAAGTAATAGAGGGACAGATTCAGGCGTATGAAGCCATAAAAAAATCAATTAGGGGTGTAATTGGTACTGTCAAATTACTTACTATGGGATGGGCAGGTGTTGCTAGAATAACATTGATGGGTGCTGGGGCAGCTATCTCAAAAGTAGGAAAAACAATCAGAGAGATGGGTGGGTACTTGGGGGGTGCAACTATATCTGCTACTGCGTTGGGAACTGTATTTGATTCCGCTAATGATGTTGCTAAGGGATTATCAGAAGAAATGGGTGGTTTGAATGATGTATCATTTCAAGCTCAACTCAATACAAACCTTATGGCCACTAATATGGGTATAAGTGGAACTGAAGCAGCAAAATTAACTGGTAATCTAGCTCGTTTAAATGGTAATAGTATTGAAACTGCACAAAACCTAGCAAATGGAGCCAAAGAAATGGCAAAAACTGCCGGAGTAGTCCCAGCAGCTGTAATGGCTGATATGGCAGCATCTGCTGAAGAATTTGCACTATTTGGTAAGGATGGTGGAAAGAATATGCAAGAAGCCGCAGTTCAAGCCGCTAAGATGGGTGTTAGTTTAAAAACTATGGGTGGCGTTGCCGATAACCTTTTAGATTTTGAAACTTCTATTAATAGTGAATTGGAATTGGGGGCAATGCTCGGTAAAAATATTAATTTAGATAGAGCAAGGGCATTAGCATACGAAGGAGATATAGCAGGAGCTACTCAAGAAACATTGAATGCATTAGGTGGTGTTGATGAGTTTAATAAAATGGATTATTTCCAAAAGAAAAAAACAGCCGAATTATTAGGTACTTCCGTTGAAGAATTACAAAAAATGGTTACCCAACAGGAAGAAGCAGCAACATTAGGTGGGCAAATAGATGGAACATTCAATTCAATGACGGAAGGATTAACTGCATTAACAACAGGCCCTTTAGGTGGATTTGTTTCTGGGTTGAGTGGTGCAATTGGACAAACATCGGAAATAGCAGGTAACTTTAAATCAGCTGGTGATTTTGCAAAAGAGACGTTTGGTAAAGCAAAAGATTTTTTTGGAGGAAAAAAACCTGATGTACCTGACTTACCAAAAAATTCTACAGAATCAATAACAGATTCAGTTACATCATCTGGTGATTCTGGTGGTAAAGTATCAGGTCCTGGAGAAAAAGCTGGTGATGGTCTAAAAAGTTTAGCAGAAGGTTTAGAAAAAATGGGTACTACAAAAGTATTATTTGGTGCATTGAACTTAATACCAACTGCATTGGGTTTACTTCTTATGGTAGTTGGTATTCCATCATTAATGGCAATTGGTGCATTTGGTCTTAATGCTGGAATGGGATTACTATATCTTGCTGAAGGCTTAGAAAAAATGGGCACTACACAGGTATTATTTGGTGCATTGAATTTAATACCAACTGCATTAGGATTTGCTTTAATGACACTTGGTGTAATTGGATTAGCAGGTGTTGCACTTTTAGGTGCACCAGCTGGGGCAGGATTAGTCGCATTAGGTAGTGGATTGGCATCATTTGGAGCAACGGCTGGGACTGTAGGATGGTTGGGAGTTGCCGTAATTTTGGCATTAGGAGCCGCTTTTACATTATTTGCATTTGGATTGAGTTTATTAGCACCATTAGTTGAATCAATTGGAAACGCAATTGGTAGTGTTGTAGAATCAATAGCAGCCGGTATTGTTATGATTGTTTCAAGTATAAGTGATTTATTGGTTAATGTATTACCATTACTTAATTTAGAAGCAGCGGCTGGAATTCTAGCGATGGCAGCTTCATTTACGGTATTAGCAGGTTCATTGGCATTGTTAAGCACTATGGGATTAGCAGCCATTCCTGTATTATTAGCGGTTGGTGCAGTTGGTGCAGTTGGAGCAAGTATATTTGGTGGTGGTGAAGAAGGAGCCGAAGGGGCTGATGGTGGTGGTGATAGAACTGGTGAGTTAATTGATGAGATAAAAGGATTGAGAGCAGATTTAATAGCTGGTAAAATAGCCGTAAATATAGATGGCCAAAAGGTTACTTCTAATGTAGGTAAAGTTGTATCTAGAATTAGTTCAAATTCATACGCTAAAGTATAACGATGGGAAAAAGTATTGAAGAATTATTTAAAACAAAACAATTGGTAGATGGTAAAACAGCTGCCGAAAAATACGAAATTCGTAATAGTAAAGATATAGAATTACGTGCATCTACGGGTGCTATGAATTTACCATTCAAAGGAGCACAAATACTAAGAAGAAATTTATCATCAAGAACAAGAGAAACCCGATTAGAAGAAGAAGTAACAGGATTAAGAATTATATCTAAGCTAGCAGGCCCTATTATATATGGTACTGATATTTTTAAATTAAGTACACAAAAAACTGAAATGGTTTCCGTAATGAAAGATTCGGTAAACCCAAACAATTCAGCAGATAGTGGTCTTTTGGGAAACGCATTTGAAAAGGGAAAAACAAAAGGATTAGAATTATTAAGTAAACTAGGCGTACAACTTCCACAAAAACTAATACCAACTCGTATATTTTTAAATAAGGAATTTAAAGCAGGTAAAGAGCCAGATACTATGGCTACACTTGCTAAAATAAAAGGAGATGGTGCTGGTAATTTGGCTGGAAAGTTTTTAGCTCAAAATGCAAAAGGAACTCCTAAACAAATAGGTAACCAGGTATTAGGTGGTGGTATTGGTTTATTAAAAGGTGAAGTTAAGAAAAAATTATTTGGAGCACCAAAGCAAGGTGCACAAAATCTTGCCAAAAAAGGAGATACTGAAGTTCAATACGATAGTACTGCAAAATATTCCGATACTGTAAACCCAATTGATGAAGATTATTTCAAAAGAAATGACCTTTCATCTATATTAGTGGCACAAGATACAAAAGAGAATGCTGACCAGGCTGTTAAAAAAAGAGTTGATGAAATAGTCCCTAAAGGAAAATCTATAAATGCTTCAAAAAATCCATTTGCTAAGTTAGGTGAAAAAATTGGAGATATTAAAAAAGAAGGTGAGCAAAAATTATCACAAGCAAAAAAAGTAGGACAGCAAGAATTATCAGCTGGTAAAAAAGTTGGTGATACTAAAAGTGGAGGTTCATCTACTGGGGCGGATTCGATAATTAGATATTCTGATACTGTTGATGAAACACAGGATGATGCAAAATTAAGAAATGACCTTTCTACTTTACTTCTATCAAAAAAACAAAAGGAAACAGAATCTCCTGATAATAAAAAGCAAATTGATGCAATAAAAGGTAATCTGGGGGCTTTAAATGTAAAGCAAAATCCATTCGCAAAATCATCAGATAAAGTTAAATCAGCAGATGGTGACACAAAAAATGGTTTACAATCTGGTAGAAAATTAGGACAGCAATCGATTGCAACTGGTAAAAAAATTGGTGAAACTGCTGATACGGCTGCTGGTGTAATTATATACTCTAATACCGTAGATGAAACACAGGATGATGTAAAATTAAGAAATGATTTATCAACAAAATTACAAGCATTAATGCAAGCAAGTAGTGCAGTAACTGCCCAAGGGGGTACTATTTCTGGTCTATCAAGATCCGATGTTACTCAAAATATGTATTCAACGAAAAAAAATAAAAGTACAAAACTGGGTAGAAAAGATGTACCATCGGTATCTTTAAAAACAAAATATGGTATAGAAAGTTCAAATAAGTTAGATTTTTTAAATGAAAAAACAACATACACATCTGACCCCCTTAAACTAAGTGATGGTACGACATTAGATGACCATGATTTTATAGTACTTAAATTTAAATCAATAGCAACTGGAGAAGTGGCAAGTTTTAGAGCAACTGTAACTGGAATATCTGAAACAGTATCACCTTCATGGGATAGTGCAAAATTTATAGGTTCTCCGTTTAATTATTATACATACTCAAGTATAGAAAGAAGTGTAAGTTTTAATTTCAAAATGTATTCAACAACCCCTACACAACATATAGCATGTTGGCAACGATTAAACTTTTTAACTGGTTTGACATATCCGCAAGGTTATTCGGGACCATACGCAACTCCTCCTTTTGTAGAATTTACATTGGGTAGTCTTTATAAACGTAAAGCCACCTTTATTGAATCTTTATCATATACTATGGATGACAACGGAGGATGGGAAATAGGTAATACTTTAGGATTACTCAGTGAAAAAGTAAAAGTCAATGGTAAAGATGTTTCTATGAAAGATTATAAGTTACCAATGGTTGTAGATGTTTCAATAACTTTAAAAATATTGGAATCAAAAAGTACAACTGATAGTAAACAATTTTATGGATTTTCTAGATTGGGTGCAAATAATTCAGTTAAGCCAACGGATACTAAAGGAAACACATCAACTAATGCACAAAAATCAGGCGATGCAAATATATCAACGGACTCAACTAAAGTTGAATCATCAGAAACTATCAAACAAAGTAACGTAAAAAGTTTGAATAGTAAAGAAACTAATAAACAAACTGATAATAATTCTGCAATCCCTAGCTTCATAAAATTTGATGGTTATGGTGGTGGTGATTTTGGTGGCGGCGGAGCTGGTGATAGTTTTTAAATATATTAATTATGAGTAGATACGAAAATAATCCTATTAAAAAAACTTTTGATGGTAAAGAAGTATATAGAAGAAAAATATATCCAAATATTCCGTTAAAAGATACCGATGTATATGTAATGACGGAAACTGGTGACAGATTGGATACATTGGCATTTCAATATTATGAAGATTCATCATTATGGTGGATAATTGCCGCAGCAAATAATATACACGATGCCCCTATGGGATTGCAAGATGGTACTATACTAAGAATACCATTAAACTATATTCAAATAAACAGTAATTTTATAAAATAATTTATGTCAAGTTTTCCTAATTTATCAAATTTAGCGGGTTATGTAAAATCTGCATTAGATAGAAGAATTGGTAATGTTCAAAATGTATCACAATTAAATGCTTGGGTTAGAGTATCTTCTGGTGTTGGTGGGGGACTTATGTTATTATCTAATCCCAATTTTGCATTATTTAGAGCAGCTGGTGAAGGTTCTATCTATGGGGATGGTAAATCAAGTGGTACTTTGGGAACTAGTTGGGGCGGTGCAGCAATTTATGCGGAAACAAGTGATTCTGGATTTAGACCTAAACCAAATATTACATCAATCGAAATCGATGAGGGAGCTGGTACATTAAGTAGAAAAGCATCGTTTACCATAACATGCTACACTAAAGGACAATTGGATACTTTGTGTGAATATTTTTTAGAACCGGGATATTCTATTTTTTTAGAATGGGGTTGGAATGTACCTGAATCACTAAAAGCATACAGTTCCACATTAAATTCTACTACGGTAGCAAATTTTCAAAGTTTTAAAAAAGTAAATGAAGCAAGAGCAAATTCAAAAGGTACTTATGATAACTATTTGGGATTTATAACCGGAGGCGGTATTTCATCTAATGGGGATACTTATGAAATATCTGTTAAATGTACTGGATTCACAGAACTACCTGCATATTTTATGGGAGCCGATAATTCAGAAGATTCGGAAAATGAGGAAAAAATAACAGAACCAGAATATAGTACTGCACAAATATCAGCTGAAACTAATTTGGGTAAAAAAAGATTTATGATGGCTTTTAATAGATTGCCATCGAATAGAAGAACTACTAGAGTATCATCTCTAATAGTAAACCCATTGGTAGCAAACCCTTCTAATTTTATAAATGTTGATGAAACTGTAAAGGCAAAAGTAAATGAATGTGTTGGTGGAACTGAATTGCTTGGAATATCAATAAATGATGAAGAAGCAAATGTAGGTGGAGTGACTCAAGAATTCCCATCAGGAACGGAAATTATAAAAGATGAATCCTTTATACGATTTGGTACTTTAATGGAAATACTTAATCAAATTGGTATGGAAGGGTTTATGATAGGTGGGAAGGTAATAAAAACCACAATAAACACAAAAACCACAGTTTGTTGTGCATTTCCAAAAATATTTAGTACTGATAAGAAAAAACTATTTATACCAAATAAAACCGCTCCTTTATTCGATTTAGTTAAAGCAGCAAATAGTCCAACTGATAATGGTGTAAGTGATGCGGCAACAGATGATTGTTCTGTAGTTAATGTAAATGATTCAGCCAATCTAATTATGTTTCCAGCAGCAGGAACGATAGCAAATGGTATTGCTAAT